GCCAGTTCACCCTCATATATTACTAGTAATAGCCGTTGAAAGACGGAGATACAGGTAAATATGACCACGCCATTTTCGGTTTTAAGCCGCGGATGGCGATCCGTTCAGTTTGATCAGAGAGTAACCTCGCTAGTAAGCGAGGATAACCTCCCTGAATCCAATCCAAGCTCTTCTGAAAGAGAACAGGGATTCTGAACTCGTATCTTTGATAATGATCATTGAACCTAAACTTAATAGGACGGGTAAAACCGTCATAAAAGCCAAGGGCGCAATGATACTTGTCAAAACTAGTCTCGTTCCTCTTGAAGAAGTCCATTATCTCAAGTCTTTCGACAAGAGATGAAGTACTAAAACGAGAAGGGAATGAGTTAGGACTAATAGAGTCTATGATTCTATTAATCGATACTGTTACAACGGGGTGGATTTTATCCGCCCAATTGCGACAGAGTTCAGCTGTTTCATAGTAGCCTCTAACGAAGAATTTTCGCTGGAGGTCTAATAAAACAGGGTAGTCACTGAAATTACTGTGTCCGTACTGGTATTTCTTGTTTCTTATTATCGAAACATCAATGCCAGAAAACCATTCAGAACCACACGACTCTCTAAAGGGCGTCCTAAAACATGTTTTAGACATGTTAGGGGAACAACCTACAGAAATAAGTGTGCCAAGAAGGGTAGATAGAGCTCGATCGGGAACGATAATATCGTCACCGAAAACAGCTATATCACGGGCAAGCTCACTATCGAACAGGCAATAATTGCCTGATGAAGGTGACGTAAGTCTTAAGGAAGCCATAGCAATGGCCCAAAAGACAAGCGTCTCCACTGGGAAGCATGTAGCTGAACCCATAGGAGAAAATGAAGTGATCTTAATTTTACGGTCTTTGTAGACCATGAAATCAGATCTAGTTGACATCAACTGATTGCGAAGGAGAGGTACCTCTGAGAAGAGATACCAAACCAACGCAACAGAAACGGTATCTGAAGCGTTAGAAAGATCTAACGTAACCAGGCCGTCGGCATAAGCCCTTTCGCAGATCTTTTGATTATGGGTTTGATCCCTTAATCTTATAGACCTACGAAGGATAGGATGCCGTTCAACATACTTCATAATTGCCTTCATCTGACCTTGCTGAAGATACTGATTAACAGAATGTTCAGCGGAAATCAGTCGAGGACCCTTAAAATCTTTAGGAACGAGACAGCAGCGAGTAAGACATGGATATGTCATACTAATGCCTTTGCCACGTTCTAAAAGGGCTCTAAGGGAGTGAGTACCATACATTATATAGGGATAATACCTTTCGGCTTTAGAAGGCCAAGAAGTGAAATCCCAACGTCCGAACTTATCTATTTTCTCAGCAACCGCACCTGGTCCATGACCAGGATGGATGTCTGATAATTCTAGATCTGCAAGGACTCTCCCTATTAGTGATTTAGCTAATAGTAAAACGGGATGCTGAGTAGGAATTCTAACCTTACGGAGAGAAGACATACGTTCAGCAAACTCGTTCACAGCATCTTCTTTCATGATTGGGGTTGGCTCGAAATAGAGCTTACTATCCAATAAAAGAAAGGTGCGGAGAAATTGTATGGAATCAGTGCACGGTTCAGACAGAATGGCGCCATCATCAGCAAATATATTCCTGAATAAGGAATAACAGAACTGAGGAAGACGTGTGTTCCTTTTCAAGCGAAAGTGGGCGATTGCCGAAAAGCAACCGCTTACTAAACCTTGATCAAGGGCTTTTCCCAAAAGAGGGAGAGTAACCTTGACGAAGCTAGTACCTTCTGAAGCTAACCTTTCAGATAGCAACAGAAGATCATTCATATGGAAAGGTAAATTCTTTCTGAGACCGTCAGCAACTATTGCTTGACGGAGTGCGAGAAATCGCGCTTGGAACGAATTAAGGTCTCCCAAATTAGGGTTCCCTCCAAGTCCACATAGAGTGAACATTGCTATTCGTTACCTGATATATTAGCGCTACTGTTAATCCGAGTATTCCCGATAAGGGAGGAACTCAATACCTCTGTCGCTACTACGCGATTGAGGGATTAAACGGACCCGTAACATTGAAGTCCCCTTCAGGGGTAGCTCCATTGTACAGGGACGTAAGATTGGCAGTTTTGTTAACATAGGAAGTCATCTGAGCGATAAGGTCTTTGACCATCGCCAAAGTGACATCCGCGCTTCGCGGGACACTGATCTGCAGAGAGGCACTAAGAACAAGAAAATTGTTCGTAGCGTCTTCGACGATGGCCTTTTGAAAGGTCACCTGATGCCGATCAGTACCCTTAGCACCTTGGGGCCGCAAAAAGTGGGCAACACGTAAAGTCTCGGGCTCAACGAGCCCAGACGAAGTGTTGCCGAAAACTGCTGCGGCACCCTCTTGCTTTTGAAGCGTGTAGGTAACGTCCGTAGTCCCATCGGACTTCGTAACAATGATGCTCATGTGGATCTCCAATTGTTGTGTCATCGTATGTTTAGATAGATGACGAACATGACGAGAAAAGAGGCTCGACCCTCAACATTTCATTTGAGTGCACGTTGAATAATCAACGATGCACCAGCAAATGAGTGGAAGAGACCTAAGGTTGAAATGTCAACAACCCCAGATGTGTCCGGAATAGTAGGATACCGATTATATGAGGTGCTGGTTTTACTAGCAATCTCAAATGGATCACTCCTTAGCATCGGAAAGCCATAACCGTGGTTGAAGCCAGGCCGCAGAAAAACTGCGGTGGTGGATTCTTCCTTGGTAGAGGCGAAGAAGCCTAGGAGTTCGGTGAAAGGTCCGCCAGTACGAATACGCGTCAAAGAATTGATGCGCTCTTGTGCATTGGTAAACCAATCAACGATAAACGAGAAAGGGATTAACTCCCAAGCAAGGCCGACAATCTTGTTAATACCGAAGTATTCAAGATAGGCCTTCCATATCTCGTTATATGTGAGATCCTCACGAACCTTAGCCCAGCATCCCAATCGCGCAGTAGAACGTTTAGTTACTACTGCGTACATAGAGGATGACTCGCCAGATGGCATAGGGCCAGGGTTCGAGAAATCGGGTGAGCGTTCAAATGAACGCATAACTCTAACTGGAACATAACGGCCACGATGAGATATTAAGAACTGCATACGCTGACTCACTTTATGGTGAGAGGCAATAGCAGACTGAATATCAGAAATCGCAGGCTT